AGTGATTAATTTATTATTTCTTATACCAGCATTTATTTTGGGATACGTTGCATGTTATTTTGTAATGACATACAAGGTTGACTAATGAAAGAACCTAAGATTATAAGCATGGATTGGCGTGGCCTTGGATATTGGCCTGTCTGGAAAGATGGTAGAATAGTATGGGAAAAAGAAGATAAGGAAACTTGTGATTAAAAGTAAAGAGTGGCGAGTCAGTAATAAGGTTTGGTTTTCTGCTGGTTTTTCTTCCCGTAGGTTTGGATTAGGGTTTAGTGTAGACAAATATAACCTAAGCATAGACTTTGTGTGTTTCTGGATAAACCTTGAATATTAATGAAATAGTCAGGATGTCTGTTATTATGACTGAAATAGATACTGGCTTTATTATTACCACAGAATATCGTGAAGATATGATTAAAAGAATAGTGGCCAAAATAGAAAAATCTATCTAATAGTGCACTGCTAGGTGCATAGATTAGTTTACTCTTTCTATTTTTCGCCGAACTTAAAAAATTTATAGGGTATAATTAACATATGGCACACATAGTTAACAATATTCCAGTTGGTCACGATCCAAGCGAAATTGAGCGTATTCAGTCTTATAATGATTTTTTTGAAAAAGTTGGTAACTCATCAGAAAATATCAAACTAATATCAAATTTTTTATCCGATGATGAGATTAAGTATTTGCTTGATAATGTTACTGAAAACAGAAAATTTAGTTTTGAGTCACAAAAAGATGATTCAGGTAATGCTATAAACTGGATGCACATTTATGCTGGTATAGAAGATAAGTTTAAGATTCGAGATAAAGTAAAAGTAGAAATTGTCAGTGCCTATGGCTTTGACTCTATACGCCCTAAAGAGTCTCATCTGCAAGTGGCTAAATGGGAAAAAGGAACTAGTTTAAACTTACATGTTGATGATCTGGGATATGTTACAGACAATCATATCCCTACTCTTATCTATTTAAATGATGATTACGAAGGTGGCGAAATTAGTTTTGCTACACACGATATTACTATAAAGCCTAAAGTTGGAGATCTTTTAATATTCCCTGGAAATATGCACTATGCACACGAAGTAAAAGAAGTGCTTTCTGGAACAAGATATACCCTGCCAATCTGGTTTACAATCATATAGGGTATAATTAAATAATGACAGATGGCATATCAAAAGAAACCAATAAAAAAAGAAAACTTCTTGATGGATCTGAGGTAAATGATTACGACTACCCCATTGATCTAATTCTGCACACAAAGGCTCCTGGAAAATGGAAGTTGATAGACCTTGAAACTGGTCAAGAGTATCTTGGATCAGATATATCACACGAAACATTTGGAGAAATATTAAGAACTAAAGTGGCAAAGTCTAAAATTGGTTCTTGGTTTAAAACAAAAGGAAGAACAATAAACAATGGATAATGTAAATAAGCCTATAACATTTCACTGGATGTGGAGAAGGCATTGGCAGATAAACGATAGTATTGAAAACTTAGATCTAAATGGAATTCTTAATATGGCTAAAGAACTAGACGGTGCTAACGTAAAATCTGTTTTACTCCCTTATGGGCCAGGTGGCATTGACTTTTCTTTAGTTATACAAGAAGCATTACAAAAAACAAATCAATTAATTATGACTATTGCTTTACCAGCATATGGAACAAGCCCAGATTATGCTGCCAAAATTTGTGAAACATTAAATCGCTTTGCACCTGGAAGAATTGGTGTAAATCTTGTTGCTGGAAGATGGGGAGATGAAGGCAATGGACCTTCTGAAAAACTAGTTTTAGATCACTATATGCACGACTCAAGTTTGATTGATACATTGGAAAAAAGAGTAGCAATATCTGCAGTATGGATGGACAAAGTTATGGATTTGATGAAAAGACATCAACATAAAACACACATGGCTGTTGTAGGATCTTCGGATACAACAATCCAAATAGCAAACAAGCATTGTGAATACATATATGTAGATGACAATTTATTGTACAGAGATCAGTTTAAAAAAATTGATCTTGGTCGTGTAAAACCAATACTTATTATTGATCCACTTATTATTAATCATCCAGATGAAGAACAAAAAATCAAGTATGATAAAAATGCACCAGTTAGAAAACAACATCATCATGTAAAAGGAACACAGGAAGAAGTTGTTCGTCAAATTAGAGATTTATCAAATAAATTTAATATATATGATTTTATGATTCACACTGATCAAGCAGACATAAGTCAGTTATTAAAATTAGTAAAGGAGTTTAATTAATATGCAGATATCTGAAGAAACTAAAGAAAAATTTAATAAAATAGGTAGCGGTATTGATAACGTAAAAATATTTAACAATTATCTTGGTGCAGTTGAATGTAAAAATATTATTAAGTTAATTAAAATAACACAAACAAGTAATAGTAGGCTTCTTCAATCTGAGGAGTCATCTGGACACAATACGCTGTCTTTGGTGTATTACGACTCACTTTCTCTTCCAGAAAAATATGTACCAGGAATTAATTCTATTGTAGAAAAAGAATATAATGTAAAATTAAAGGCAAGACATTCTCGTTTTGCTGAGTGGAAACACAACAACAGTAAGTCAATACCAATAGATGATATGGGTTCTAAAGATTCAAATCATATTGCTGGTTGGGTATATCTTAATGACGATTATGAAGGTGGAGATCTTTCTTTTATTAATCAAAATTTATCTTTTAAGCCAAAGACTGGCGATTTAGTTTTATTCCCTGGAAATATTCACTATTGGTATAACGTAGGACCTGCAAATGGGTCAAGGTATATAATGCCAATTTGGTTTGATTTTTTATAATGGTAGAATTAGTTATATGAAATATAAACTTCCTTATTTATTAACCTATCCAAGAAGCGGTTCTCATTATTTTGATGACCTTGTTTATAAAGAAGCAAAAATCCACATTGAAAAATCTCATTTTGTAAATTTGCTATTTGATAAAAATAATAATAAAGAAAAAACAATACTCACAATAGTAAGAGATCCAATAGATAGCATTAATTCTGTTGTAGCAGCAGAAACACAGAATGCATCCATGAGAATAAACCCACATTTTGTTAGGCCAAAAGTTAATGAACTTATAACATTCTACATATTGCTATATAGTTTTTTGTGTGACCATGCAGATTACGTTATTGATTTTAATGATTTAGTAGAATATCCAGATGCCGTAATTAAAAAAACATTGAATTTATTAGAAATAAATGAAGAAAATTATAATCTTTTTTATAGAGGAGAACAGCCCTATGCTAAAGAATATATTCCATCAAGCAAAAAATTACCAAATTATGACAAAGATATTCTAAGCAAATATAATTTTAATATTGATTTGTGCTATTTTTACTATAACAGGCTTTTAGAAAAAAAGATTATAGTTTAATAAACTTGTAGATATGATATAATTTTATATGGCCTTTTTAACAAGAAATATCTTAGACTTTTACAAACAAAATGATGATCCACAAAATCTTTGGTATTTAGAAAAAAACTTTACAAATACAAGCAACCTTGGGTTATATAGTCCATATGCCGAAAATGTTGTTACTAATAAATGGGATGGAAAAATTTCTGATATTAGAACAATTGATGAAGACAATACATATGAAATTAATAGTCTTGGTTTTCGTGGCGAAGTTTATGAAAACCCAGAAATTATTGCATCTGGTTGTTCTATAACTTTTGGTCTTGGAGTTCCAGAATTAGGAAGATGGACAAATATATTAGGCAACAAAATTAATAAGAACGTTATGAATTTAGGAAATCCTGGAGCATCTGTAGAAAGTATTTGTACTCATATAATTCAATATTGTATGAATAATAAAATGCCTAAAGAAATTTTTTGTTTGTTTCCAGATTTTTTCAGAAGCATGGTTGTAGTAGATAAAGAATTTTATAAAACAAAAGTAAAAAGAGACGATGCTTTTAAAGAAAAAGATTCTTTACAACAAATTTTCTGTAACCCAATTATTCATAAATATGATGATCGTGTATTTATGGAAATAGAAGATCAAAAATATATAGAAGACGCAACTTCTCCACATCAACTAATCTTAAACTCTATAAACTTTATTTATATTTTAGAGTCATTTTGTTTAGCAAATAATATAAAACTACATTGGACAACATGGCATGTACCAACTGCTACAATTATAGAAGAATTACTTAAAATTAAAAATTTTAAATTAAAGAATTTTGCAGATTTTGTTTTTTCGCCTGATGTAAATAATACTGATTTTCGTTCTGTTTCATTTAAGTGTTCTTCATCACATGATTCTGAGTTCTATGATAGCATTTATTGGAAAAGAGGGACTGATTATTCTATAGAAAACTATAAGAAGGTATCTGATCATGCTCACCCAGGAATTCATTTTCAATACCATTTTGCAGATTTATTTTATAAACTACACAATATGATATAATATTTGTATGACTAATCCTAAATGTTTCTTTTGTGAAAAAGATGCTACACACTACGATGTAGTAGTTAATCATTCTGACTACATTGTTGCCGATGTGTGTTTCAAACATTTATCTATGGGATTATTTTCATAAAATAAAATTAGACAAAATTGACTTGACTTAATCTTTACCTTAAGGTATACTTAATATATGAAACAAAAAGCATATATTTTTGACGTAGACGGCACTCTTGCAAATGTAGATCCTTACATTCACCTTGTTCGTGGCTCTACTAGGGATTATAAGGCTTTTCATGAGGCTTCTGTTGATGCCCTGCCAAATTTTGAAGTAGTCCAGATGCTAAATGAAGCATTTTTTGATCAGATGCACATTATTATTGTAACATCTCGAAAAGAAGTTTGGCGTGGATTGACGTCTTACTGGCTTGCTAAAAATGATATTAGCCACCACGCACTATATATGCGTAAGGATGATGACAATAGACCAGACTATGAAGTAAAAAAAGATATATTACTTGAAATAAAAAAATATTGGAATGTTCTACACGCAATAGATGATAACCCAAATGTGATTAAACTATGGGAAGAGCACGGCATCACTACTACCAAGATTGGTACATGGGATGGAAATAAAGGATAACATGCCTTATCCATGGCGTATAGACTTTCAATCAGAATCTAAAAAAAGCGGAGATCAATTTGAAGATGCAGTATATGAAGACTTGGTTGGTCGTGGATTTGGTGTTATTGATAGAAATTATTTTTTTATTGGTACTGGGTGTGAGGTAGACTTTAAAGCGCAATCAGATACAAAGGTAGAATATGTAGAAGCAAAAGGAGGTAATGCTGGTGAAGGAAAACGACCAGGAGCACAAAGAACAGATAGTGTAAAAAAAGCAATTGCAAATGGTGCTTTAATAAAAACATTTAATGATATTTATTATGTTGTATATTTTTCAGCAAAACCTGAATTAGGAAGTTACTCTGATCAAATGATTGAAACTGCATTAAAGTATAAGATTGTTGATGAAGTTAGATATATAGAAATTTTAAACACCAGTGGCCAAGTTGGTTAAGGCACCGAACTCATAATTCGGCTATCGTAGGTTCAAGTCCTACCTGGTGTACGATGCGGATGTTGCATATTGGTAGTGCCTCTGCCTTCCAAGCAGAAGGGGTCAGTTCGATTCTGATCATCCGCTCCAAGTCTCTATCGTCTAGTGGCCTAGGACTCTGCCCTTTCACGGCAGCAACACGGATTCGAATTCCGTTAGAGATACAATACCTCTGTAGTTCATTTGTATATTTATACTAAAGGTATGTAGTGTTGTGCAGGATGAACGTTATCGCTTATAAATCTTAGTGGAATTATGTCGTATGCTATTGTTATTCTTTTTCCATCCCAGTCCCAATCGCCCATGGCGTGAGGGTGACCCATCTCAGAAAGTATTAGCCTATTGTTTAAATTTTTATTTTCTATTGTTTTATTTTTGTCATTTTCTATCATATAAAACGTTGAGGAAGGTTCAGCCTTGACACAATAGTAGCCATGAAAATATGGAGCCCAGGGTCCTCCATGATCGTGCCAATTTAATTTACCAATGTTTCTGTCATTAATGTTAAACCAACCTTGGACCATATACTTCTGACTTTTAAAATCAATTTCATAATACTCACAAGCCTCTTCTACGGTCTCTTTTAATGAAGAAAAAAGGTTGTATATCTCTTCATTGTAGAATTGAAAAACATTATATTCTCTCCATTTTACAGTAGAAAGACTTCCAGAGTCTACCCATGGTTCGTTATCTTTAAAATCTTTTATTCCTCTTAATGACCCATTTTCAATTTGAGAATACTTTTTTTCTAAGAATGCAGAAAGTTTGTCTAGGTCATTGTTTAAAAATCTTTCAAAGAACTTATGCTCTTTATTATGTAGTCTTGGCTTGTTATATGTATTGTTCATACTTTACTTTTTAGGATGTTTTGGTTTATATGGTTCTATTTTAGATTTAATTCGACCATCTTTATATAATCTTACAATCCATCCATCTTTAATTTGCATTGGATTAAATGCTGTTGCTTTTTTCTTTGGCATTATAGAGAGTGTCTTTCTGTTTTATTTCTTGTATAATCTTTTCCAAAATCAGAAAATAAGGCCTTATCTTTTTCACGATTAACTATTGATCTTGACCAAGAGAATCCTGCGTCTCCACCCCATGCTAACCACATTATGTATCCGTTAGATGGGTTTGCTGAGTTACCCCAGTCTTTACCTTTCTTGTCTACTTCATGGCGTGAGAAGTATGAATACATTCTTTTAACAGTACTAAGAGAAATAGTTTCTCCTCTTGCTAATTGTCCTGCACGAGTCCAGCCAACTGCAGTTCCTGCACCATTAGCCTTTCCATCTTCTTTAAATTTAATTGCTCTACGAGCAGCAGATCTTGCTCCTGCTGGTGGGGAATATCCTTCAGCCTTTGATACTGTGTCAATATCGTATTCAACTGTATCATCATCTTCAAATAGATCATCTGCTTTTGCAGCAGGTACACAATTAGGAACTGGTCTACCGTTTTCTCCTGGCTTCATTCCTCTTTGTACATATCCATCCCAACAAGGTGCTTGTTTGTTACCTTGATAAGTTTCTGTTGGCATCATTGAATCATCTTGTTTCCCCATTTGAGCATCACCTTCAATTATCATTTAACAATTATAGCACAGTAAATGAGCAGTTTATAGACTACTGCTCAGGTCTATTAGCCACGAAGATTCGACTCCTGCTAACTTTCCTGTCAAAGGAACATCCGTTGTAAAACTTTTTAAAGTCTCATAGCGGAATAGTATATATTATACTACTTAATTTTAATAGATTTAGGCTTCTTTTCTTCAGGAACAACACGAACTACATTAACATGTAGCATACCGTCCTTAAGTTCTGCAGATGTTACTTCCATGTACTCTCCCAGTGCAAAAGATCTTACGAACTTTCTTCCTGCGATACCTTTGTGGACGACCTCTGCATCTGTCACTTCAATAATCTCACCCTTGATAATTAATGTTCCGTTGTCTACTGAAACATCAATATTTTCCTTAGTAAACCCTGCAATAGCAAGTGATAGCCTATATGTGTCTTCATCTAATTTAAGAAGATCATACGGAGGATATGATTGAGAGTTTATTTTGTGTGCATTATTTAGACGGGCAAGGTCTCTGTTAAAGCCAATAAAAAAAGGATCATTAAATAGATCCATTGCAAATTGTGTTACCATTTTATTCCCCTTTCAAGCGAATAATTTAATTCCCCCCATTTGGGCAGGTATATATATTATAGCATAGAAAAACAGGCCAGTCAAATAGACTGACCTGCTAATCTAATTGATTACTTCTTTGCTGCTGCTTTTTTTGCAGGAGCGCTCTTTGCAGTCTTCTTGACTACCTTAGCAGTCTTAACTGCTAAATCTACCTCTTCAACAGATGGCAACTTACCGAATGCCTTGTCGTTAGGATTGAATGCTCTAATTGCAACGGGCACGATAGCGCCTAGCAATGAATAAGCAAGTGTCTTTGGATCAGTTACGCCTGAAGCGTAAAGCGCAATTGCAGCGCCAAGGACTGATCGTCCATAAGATGCAAGCATTGCTTTTAGTTGTGTTGTGTTCATATTATTCCTCCTAGGATATAACGTTTGTTAATTTGAATGCAGCATGATTTGAACCACATCCAAAACCTGTTATTATTGATAATATATTATCTTTCATTTTAATATTCAACAGTCTTAGCGGTTCCTTCTATATCGTTTATATTTCCACGATAAGATGAATCTTTAAAATTAAACCACAAGGTAGAAGAGTATCGGTTTCCAGTATTCTTAAGCACTTCGTGCAAATAGTTTTGATTGCTAGGGAACATAATAAAACTGTTAGCCTTTGGTTTAATTGTTAACTCATGCCAAGGAAAATTTATTTCCCCTCCCTGATAGTCGTCATTAATGTAATATATTACCGCAAAATCCCCTGCTGTATCTACATGCTTATTCATATAAAAATCTGTTTGAAATCTAACTAAATGAACTTCGCCTTTGTTAAAAACACGAAGTTTTACACCATAGTCTTCTTCACATTTCTTAAAAGCAATTCTAAATACTTTGTCTAATATGTCAGCAATTTCGGGCGCCATTCCTTTTTCAGAATTAAAAAATTCAACTCCCCAAGGCTGTTTATGCCATCCATTAACAGTAACCACATAATCAAGTATTTTTTTATGTTCTTCTGTAGATAATACATTTTCTACAGTTTGTATATTACTTACAGAATTTTCTGAGTTAACTTCTATCATTTTTTATCATACCATTCTGCATTTTTATTAAAAGTGGAACCAGTAAATTGAAACCACATTGACGAACTATATCGATTTCCTTCTACAATTTTTTTAACTTCATGCAAATAATTTTCATTTCCAGGAAAAAAGATTAAACTGTTTGGCTTTGGTTTAATGTTTACATTAAGTTCTGGAAAACACAGTTCTCCACCAATGTAATCATCGTTAATATAATATATTGAAGCAACATGATTTGATTCTGCTGAATTAGTATCTACGTGTGGATGCAAAACAAGACCTTTTGCAAATTTAATCAAAGCAATATTCTCTTTTTGAAAATAATTAATATCTACACCGTAAGTCTCTGTAGCATTTTTGTGAACAACTGCAAATATTTTTTCTAACATACTTAAAATATTTGCTGGTAACTGATCCATTGCAACAGTATAGGCATCCCATGGTTCAAGAATCCACAAACTACGATTCAATACATAATCAAGTAAAACCGCATGCTCTTCTTTAGATAAAACATCTTCTATATATTTTATGTTTTCTACAGAGTTTCCTATTTTTTCAACATTCTTTAAATAGATCTCGTCTTTTTCAGAAGGGTTTTTAATCATGTATCTATTTTACCATATTCTTCAGGCAAGAGTTTTTTTAGTTCTTTATATGCCTCTGATATTTTTTTCATAGAGTTATAATTTGGCTGGGATCTCATAATTTCCCCGTATTCATCAAAATATAATATTTCTGGCTCAATATCAGTAATAAACTTATTTAACACAAATTGAGTATCTTCTATATATTTATATGCTATATCTCTTGAATCTGAAATAAATTTTAAAAATGCCTCAGAAGATTCGTCTTTTTTTATTAAATCTGAAGAAGATAACTCAGAAAGTTTTTTAGACAAAACATTTTTATTTATTTCTGATTGAAGCAATCGTTCTGTTATTAAAGAAATTTTTATATTTAAACGCATATTATTAAATAATACAATAACAAAAAATATAGTAAAAATAAAAAATACAAACCACTCTATCATAGTTCTTTGCCACCTTCACGAACTAATAAAACTATAGCGCCATTATCTTCTAATGCCTTTTTTACACGTATCATATACTCTACTGCAGCAATACGATCCTCAACTGTTAACTTCATAAAGTCTGGCTCACTAGCCTTTACAGTAATAAAATTATTATTATCTACCAATGTAAGGTTAAAGTTTTTAGGTGCGTGAATAGATCTAAAGGCTCTTTTCATTTGATCTGTATACATTATTTTCTACCCCATTGTATATAGTTCCATCCACGCTCATGTGCGTAGTAGATGAATATTTTAACTACCGTTTCCCAAAAGGCAATAGTTACAGAAAGACCAGCATTTCTTGTAATAACATAGGCAACAGCAACAGAGGAAAG